ATCATTGGTATATCATTAATAGGGACCAAACACTTAGGTCTGTTCTGTGCATATTGTCCCATGCGAGTTCCTTTACCACCCGCTTGGACAATCACATATTTGACATCATCATCAGTAATCATAGAATTTCTTCATCTAAGACTTTACCTATGCTACCTCCAGGATGGTTCTTAACAAACTGTTCAAGAGTAAGTTCCTTCCTTTGAGATATTTCACACGCAACTGACTGTAAGAATACAGTAAAAACTGCAATAGAGCAAGTAGGAACAATATTAAGATGATCTGCTTCCTTCCTTACATTAAGATTAATATCTAAAGAAGAATATTTAAGAGATTTATTACCAGGATTAGAATGAATAGAAATTATTTTACACTTCTTATACTTAACATGCTTTAAGAAATGAATCAATTCTTCTGTATTACCACTCTTAGATACCGCAATTAATATATCTTCTTCATTGATGACTCCCATATCTCCATGAACACTATCAACAGGATCAATAAAGAAACAAGATACACCAATAGAAGAAAAAGTTGATGTTGCCTTTGCTGCAACATGACCATTCTTACCTACACCAGTAAAGAAAATCTTCCCCTTACAATTAAGGAGAAGATCTACAAACTCATCAATACTAGGGTTATATCCAGACGGAATTGATTCCGTAATAACATCAATATGAGTTTGATAATGTGAACGTATACTCATGATTTTGCAATCTGTTCAGTGATCCAAATATATGTTTTACGAATACCCTCTTCAAGAGTTTGCTTATAATCCCAACCTAGTTTCTCACGAATAAGATCATTATTTGAGTTACGTCCACGCACTCCTAGAGGTCCATCAATATGATTCTTTTGAATATCTTTACCCGCAACCTTAGCAGCAGTATCTACTAGTTGATTGATAGTCACCATCTCTTCTGAACCAATATTTACTGGTCCAAGGAAGTCTGATTCCATAAGTCTTCTTGTTGCTTCAATACACTCATCGATGTAGAGGAAGGATCTTGTTTGTTCTCCATCTCCCCATACCTCAATTGTATCGGTATCTTCCGCATACGCAACCTTTCTGCATATTGCTGCTGGAGCTTTCTCTCTACCACCGAACCAGGTTCCTTCTGGTCCGAAGATGTTGTGATAACGGGCAATACAAACAGGAATGCCATGATTGCGATTATAAGCAAGGTATAATCTTTCGGAGAACAGTTTCTCCCACCCATATTCGGAATCTGGTGCAGCTGGATATGCGGAATCTTCACGGCAATTAGGATCGTCAGGATCTACTTGGTTGTACTCAGGATACATACATGCGGATCCAGAGTAGAATATCTTTGTCTGGTAATCTAACTTAGGTCTATTACATACAGTATACTCTTTTACTTCACCATCAAAAGTTTCATTTAACTTACGTTGTTCCTCAAGAACATTCAAGTTTATAGTGCAAGAATTATGCATGATCTCAGCATCATTCTCACCTGTAAACACAAATCCTGCACCACCCATGTCAGCAGCAAACTGATAGATCTCATGAAAGGGTAAGATGTATTGATAAGGAACCGAGTTATGAAAGTTCCCTTGATCTCCTTTGAACTCTAGGACTTTTTTTACAAAATTTACATCACGAAGATCTCCAGTAATGAACTCATTAGCATGTGTACTAGAAAATTCAGGATAGTGAAGATCCACTCCACGTACCCAATAACCCTCAGATTTCAATCTCTTCACCATGTGGCTTCCTATGAAACCACCTGCACCTAACACAAGGGCAGTTTTTTTATATTGAGACATAATTAGTCACTATAATATTTGAATTGTTTTGGAAATTGAACTTTAAGAAAATGAATTAAATTATCAACTGTCTTTTCAAGATCTGCATCACTATCACCATGATGACACTTAGGATGTGCCTCTGCTTCTAATGCCTGTAATCTTTTTTCAACCTCGACATCATACTTAGACATCGATGCACCTGTTGCAGACTTTGCTGCTTTTCCTTTTGCTGCCATGATTTTAAATAGAATTCTACGTTTATTTAGTAAGCACTTACTTCATCTTTAGTGTAACAAGGAACACCATCAGGATCAAGCCACTTAGTATATTCAAAGTCTTCCATAGCAGTGGTCAACTGCATGGCATTATCACACAGATACATATCCTTGTATCTTCTTGTGTAATTATCCATCTTTTGGATACGATAGTCTGGTTTACCATTATCTAGAGTTCCTGTCTCAACATAACGATAAGGAAATCTTTCAAGTAGAATTGTCATTATACCTCTGCTCCTACTAAATCTTCAGCAATACATTCTATGATAGTATTATAATCAGCATCTGGATCCTCACCTGAAAGATTTACTAATCCTTCACCAACATAATAACGTTTTATTTTCTTATAAAGTTTTGGGTTTTTTACATCTAGATAAATTTCTTTGTTTGCAGCGGCACGTAGAGTGCCTATGTCTTTCTTGAATTTAGATGTCAGAGTCATTTGTCTGATAGATTTACAGGATTATTATAAAGGATGTATTGGGAAAAGTCAAGTCCTTACCACAATATCTCCATCATCATCCTCATCATCCTCCTCAGTAAGTTCATCTATCCTTTCTTGTAGTGACTTATATATTGGATCAGACTGACCCTGTTCTTTAAAGTTTACAACCATTAACTCATCACCAGGTTTAACCTCAAGTAACTCTGGATGAGGTATTTTTGTTATTGTTTTTTTACTTTCAACATAATTATTATTTACTTTTGAAATATCACTTATATTTTTCCACATTAAAGCAAACGCTGCTCCTGCTAATGAAACAGAAATCAAAATAAACAGTAGTGCAAATAGAGTTTCCACTTATTTAATAGGTATCAACCTATTTATTCATCCCATGCCTTTCTTTTCCAATCAGCATACATTTGTCCATAGATCATCCCCTCATCTGCTTTTATAGATCTACCTTCAAGAAGTTCTATCTGTTGTTTAGATAGATTATTTAATACCATCCTCTTGAGATAATCATTTTCCCAACCAGAGATGTGCTTAATATATTCTTTGGTCATTTCTTTTTCCTCACTGGCACATCAATCTTCCAAGAACCACCATCTAGTTCAACCATATCAAAGTTTTTCTTAAACTCTTTCTCTCTTTCTTTTCGTTCTTTCTCCTTTGTCAATTCAATAGTTTCAATTGTTTTAGAACCATATTCAGGTATGGTAAATCCAAAAGATCTACATTCCTCTGACTCTGATAGATCTATACCACAATCTTCAGCATAGTCCCAGATGACCTGATCTACCTGGCCATACACAGAATCAAAGGTCAATCTCTTTCTTAAATCATTTGCGATGTTATCCACATGCTCATCATCCAAATCAACTCCACATGGTCGTGCCTTAACAAGTTGGTTAAGATTGATCACGATCTTACATTCATTGTAAATTGCCATAATTAATTAGAGAAAAGTTTTTTGATTGGTACTTGCCTTACTTTGTCTATGACATCATCTAGTATGTCAGTTTCTACTTGATCTTTAATCTGATCAATAATATTCACATCAAGGTGCATAAATGGAGGAATAATTCCAAGTATGCGAAGCAATCCATCAAGGAATAATGCAAGACATGTGAATCCAAGGATCATACTAATAATCGTTGCTTCACGATTATGTTTTGCCATTGATGCTTCATCAATTCTCCTTGCCTCTTCAACTGCTTCAGCAATCATTGCATCAATTTCTGCTTTAGTATAGCAGATTTTTTTGATGGTGTCTTCTGTCATCGAACTTCAAAGTCTAATTTACGGACTTTGCGTTTACGTCTTTGTTCTTGCCATGCAAGATCTTCTGAGGTAAGTCCATCCTTTTGTTTACTCTGATTAGATCTTACCACTATGATACTAGTTAGGTCAACCGCACTAAACGAATCACCTGTTACGGTCAACATGTTAGGACATCCACAACTACTAGTTTGTGATCCTCCTGCCACCTCAGTGTTACATTGTTTACATCTTACTACAATCATTTTTCTTTCCTCATCATACCATCATACCATAACTTAAAAGCATATGGAGTCCACTGACCATACCCTGATCTAGAATTATTATTTGCTTGATTCATAATATCATAATTACTAGATTTTACACTAGCATCTAATATAGAATCAAACTCAGAGTCATTAAAAGTTAATGACTTTGCATAATCCCAGAAAGGAGTATTGTATTTAGAACCACAATTATAATGCCACAGTACGAAGTTTTGAACCTGTTTTATATATCTTCTAACTTGATTAGAAGCATCTTTTACTCCATTATTTAAAACAAATCTTGCCAACTCAATATAAGTTTGAGTAGAAGATGACTCAAGAGGGTCTAAAAAGAACAATCTATTACCATTAAGAACTATTCTATCATCAATAACAGCATTTTTTGCTACATAATTCTTAAAATTAACATGATGCTTTACTTCAATATCAAACATCTTTAAAAAATTATCCTGAGCAACCACTCTAGAAGTTATATTACTATTGTAACAGTATCCAACACAATAATCATGTGATGGTGATTTTGAATGTGTGGGTATTACAAACGTCCAACCATCAGGGGTTGCAACATGCCTACTCCAAAATGCTTTAGATACATTCCACTTAGGTTTTCCTAGAATACAAGCATTAATAGGATTAATAAGTTCCTCATACTCAGAATAATCACCTGGTTTTCCTCTACAATCAAAGATAAGATCAGAATCTATGGTATTAATATCATTAACATCACCCTCAATAACCTTGAATACTCCAGAATCTATGACATGTTTCTGCATTTCCCAAGGACAGTAATGCATAGCCATACCATCCGCAGGAAAGGCATGGAATACTTTATCATTTACTTGACCCCACCCTTCATATAATATACCACTCTTGAATGTAGCATTAATTTGATTATGATACCAATCAAATCCTGTTGCGTTCCACAACATTCTAGGAGGGTCTAAAAGAGTTGCTTGACCCACTCTCTCAGGAGGTATTTCTGGATTATAAATCAACTCTACTTCATCTTGACCATACCAACCAAAATATAGTGCGGTAAAAACTCCAGCGTTCCCTCCACCAACTACACTAACTTTCCTCATCCGTGGGTTCTAATGAAAGTATTTCTAAATCTTCAGAGTCCTCATCAAGATCTATCCACTCTTGAAACTCTTCGTATATTGCTTTCACATTCTCCATAGGAATATCAGAATTAATCATATCCATAGACCAATTTCTCGCATCTACAACAAGATCGTCACTCGTTTTCTCCATAGTAATCTTTTCTGAAATATCTTGAGAGGATGTTACTATTATAGTATTTTGGTGTTCCGTCGTCAAGTTGCTCTGTAAGAACTCCGTGTGCAAAGAGTTGTCTAGTTTCCTCGAAGTTTGTTTTTCCTTTTGTAGTATGTAAAGATAAGATAGTTCTACTAAAATTTTCTCTGCCAATCTTCCCAATTTCCTCTTTAAGTTCTGGACAAGACCCATAATACTTTTTCCAATCAGATTCAGATTTTACTTTGCGTTTCTTACCCTTTGGGGTTCTAAACTGCCAAAAGTATTTACGTCCTATATATTCTCTTCCGTTCTTATTGTTTAATATACTATACACAAACCCATAATATTCTCCTATATCAGTAGATTCAAATACTTTTTTATTATATCTCCAAGGATTCTCATACCTAATAGTCATACTCGTCAAGAACATCCAGTGCATTATTTAGTGCTCTCTGGGCTGCCCATCTTTCTTTCTCATCCCATTCAGGATACCAAACTTTCTCATCGATACCTTTTTTGATACCCATGAGTCTGGCTTTCATATCAATCTTTTTAAGTCTTCCGTTCATATACTCTCTATACCTCGAATCAGGCCAAGGGCAACTTGCATATCGGTTTGGAAATATCATAAGATTATTTAATCACAAACTATAATTTAAATCCACTAAATGTGTCCTTTTTAACATCTTGTTTGATTCCACCAACCATATAAGATTCAACTTCTGTTTCCTGTGGTGCTACTTGTAATCCCTTAGAACTTATCCAGTGCTCTGTCCAGGGTAATGGATTATTTCTTGCAGGTATATCATACTGAGGTTTTAAACCTATGGATCTAAGTCTACGATTTGCCACCCACTCAACATACTGATATAAAAGTTTATCATTAAGACCAATCATGCTACCATCTTTGAACAAATACTCTGCCCATTTCTTTTCCTCATTCACGCAATTATCAAACATTTTATATGTCCACTCCTCTTCCTCTTTCATAATAGAAACCATCTCTGGATCATCACCCTTTCTCCAATTGTTTAATATATTCTGAGTTATTGCGAGGTGTTGGTTCTCGTCTCGTGCAATAAGGGAAATAATCTTAGCTGACCCTTCCATAAGCTTAAGTTCACCAAATGCAAAACTGCAAGCAAAACTAACATAAAAGCGTATACCTTCAAGGATGTTGACATTTGCTACTGCTCTGTAAAGTTTACGTTTCACCTCTTTCATTTCTAAAACAGGTAAGGATGTGTTCAAAGAAGGATCCATATCTCTCCATAAACCACTCTGACCCCACTGCTGTGCTTCATTAATAAAACTATCATAAGATCCAGTAACAGTAGCAGCACGTTCTAATATACGTGGGTCATTAATAATCGTATCAAAAACTTCTGATGGATCAGGATAGATATTTTTAATTACATATGTATATGATCTACTATGAATCATCTCCATAAAAGACCAACACTCCATACATGCCTCTAACTCAGGTAGAGAACAGTAAGGTAGGAAAGCCATACCAGGAGCACGACCTTGTACACTATCAAGCATGATCTGGTATTTAAGATTGCTTGTATAGATGTGCTTTTGTTCTGGACGCAGTGTTTGATAATCTCCACGATCTTTCTGTAATGATACTTCTTCAGGTCTCCAGAAATAACCTAACTGTTGTTTTGTCAGATTCTCAAACTGGGGATATTTAAAATTGTCATACCTCTGAACTCCTAGAGGTGAACCAAAAAACATTGGTTGTTTCTTTGTATCAACATCTTGTGTGTTGAATACAGTCATTCCTTTTAGTTCAGATTGCACAGGACTCACACTCCTCCTCGTTGGCACTACTTAGTTCTTCAAGTAAATTTTCAATATCAGGTTTATCTTCATTCACTTCATCAGTTTTCATGTCATTAGTATTTTGATAATAACTAGTCTTCCATCCATACTTGTATGTTGTCAATAGGTCTTGTGCCATAACTGATACAGGAACCTCATTATTCTCATAATGTTCTGGATTATAAGACCAGTTTCCACTGATAGCTTGATCAAAAAACTTCTGCATCATAGAGACAATATTTATATATCCAGTGTTGTTCGGCATTTCCCACAACAAGGTGTAGTTATTTTTTAAAGTCCCATAAGACGGAACAATTTGCTTAAGTGGTCCTTTCTTTGATTTCTTAATGGACAAGTAATCTCTAGGTGGTTCGATTCCGTTTGTGGCATTGCACACAACGGAACTGCTCTCCGATGGCATTTGTGCAGACAGTGTTGAGTGCCTGAGACCGTGTTCCAAGATAGATGCCCTAAGAGATTCCCAATCATGTGCTAAAGGTTGTGAACAAATTTCATCTACGTCTTTCTTATATGTATCTATAGGAAGAATACCGTCAGCATACTTAGTCCTACCAAAGTTTTCACAATGTCCTTTCTCTTCTGCAATTTTATTTGATGCTTTCAAGAGATAATATTGGAAGGATTCGGATAGTCCATGCACCGCATCCCATGCTTCTTGAGAATCATAATTAAACCCAAGTTTTGCAAGATAATGTGCAAGACCTATGAATCCTACTCCAAGACTTCTACGTGCCTTTGTAGCAAGTTCTGCTGCCTTTACAGGATACTTCTGGTAATCAATCAACTCTTCCAATCCACGAACTGATAGATCACATAAATCTTCTAATTCATCATCAGATCTTATCTTACCTACGTTAACCGCACTTAAAATACAAAGAGCTATTTCTCCATACTCATCATCAATATGTTGAATAGGATAGGTAGGTAGAGTGATCTCCTGGCATAGATTGCTCATCTCTACTTTATCTTTAAAGGATGAGTGACTGTTGCAATGATCTATATTCATAATATAGATTCTACCTGTCTCTGCTCTCTCCTTTAGTAGGTCGAGGATAAGTTCTTGTGCTCC